GTGAGCCATCATAATGACTCATATTGCCTGGGTAAAGGTTGAGTTTTGTTGGTATGTGCTTGTAATAAAAATACTCAGCAATACGAACTGTATTTTCATTTATCCATTGGCTAAGTGACGAGTCACCTACACCTTGTGCAATCATCGAACTGATGGGCGCCGCGTCAGGGAACTGTCGCTCATACTCATCTGTTTGTAAATCTTCAGTAATAAAACAATACTCAGCGTCAGACCCACAAGGGTCTTGAATCATTGGATCCATGTAAACGCTAAACGCATTACGGATACGACCAATGCGTAAGTCTTGGTCAAAAGACTCATCGTTACAGTATTCAGTTAAGATGCGGATATAACCTTCACCGTAGGTGACTTGGTTTTCGCAAGCAGTATCGTAAGCTACATCAGCGTCCGATATGTACTCAATATGGCGTACCATACCATCAAATATCTCCGCAACTTCAACATCACCTTTATCATCCGCAGGAATTACTTTCCCAGAGGGGCGATTCTGACGTTGTTCGTTGGTGACTTGATGGACGTGTTGAGGTAGTTTGTTAATAGTAAGGCAAGGTCTTGCGTTGATGGTCTGCCCTTGAACAGATCCGCGAGTTGCCAATACGTCAGCAGGCCATTGCCATTGATTATCTGGAGAACCAGCCATAAATCGAAGGTCATCAAGTTCATCCTCTCTCGATTCAGAGTATGCTGACATTGCCGTAGTAAACCGTGACCGCATCGCCGATAGCGTATCCCGCGGATCTTCTGCCGCCGTTGGGTTACCACCTACGTCGGCTACTTTAGCGACAATATTCATCGATGATTGGTCGTATGCCATTATTTTTTCTTTTTAGCAGTTTTAGCTGAGTCTTTAAAGTCTTTAGCCGTTGGTGCATTTTTGCTACCAACCTTGTTCATCTTCTCGCCACTACCCGCAGCTATCCTAGCCTGTTTTTTGTGGATGTTTGCGTATAGTCCAGGTTTAGTTGCCATTATAATTTCCTTAGAAATGTCGTGCATATTGCCCATGATACTTAGTTCTAGCTTCTTGTGCAACTAAATCTGCTAATTCTAAATCATCAAAAAGGCCAAAAAATTTACGTTCTTTGTTAACTGTTACCTGTACCGACCATTTTTTACTTTCTTTGTGCCAATAAACGCCTTTAACTCCAGATTTGTTATCTACGCGTTTTTTTGCGTTGTAGCTATTTTCTGATAGTGTAACAGAACGTAAATTTTCAATTTGATTATTTGATGGATTAGTATCTTTATGGTCAACTTGTGCGGGCATCCAACCATAAAACATTAAAAATATAATCCGATGAGTTTTATACATTTTTTTATTAACTCGTACTGCTTTATACCCATTTGTTTGTGTGTACCCTGCTATACTGCCAGCTTTTATGTTGTGCGAAGGCCTTTGCCGCCAATACAATTCGCCATCTTTGTATATAAAAATGGAATGTAAATATTCTTGAGTTAAAATGTCATCAGCCATGCAATTCCTCTTTAATTGTATTGGTTAGAAGCCTTGTAGGTCTGTAAATCTACGGGGCTTTGTTTATTATACCTTGCTACGAACCCATCCAACTGCTAGACGCTGCACCTTGGCTTTGATAAGTGCGTTTCTGAACTGCGCCCGTGTATTCTCTGTGCGCTACGGGAAAAGCGAAAGTTAATGCAATTGCGTCTGCTGCGTCAGGTGAGGACAGCCCTCTAGCCCGCATGTCTTTTTTACTTTCCAAGAAAATACTGCCCTTACTGTCAGGCTTCATCATGGGCGAGATTAGGTCACTTTTCAAATACCTATCACTTGGGATGGCCGCTGATTTCAGCCATTCCCTCATCTCCCCCCAAATTTCTGCCCGTTTGTTGCCGTACATCATGCCGTTCTTCGCTTTGTTGCCAAAGTTGACACCTTTTATCTTGTACCGTTGTTCCTTCAGTCTATCCACCACGCCAGCACCCAAACCACCTTCGTCGATGTTGACAAGCGCAGGCTGATATTCTTCAATAGCCTCAATGACCCGCCCCACCGTTTCCATTGTGTCGTCACCCTTATGCCGTTTGATAGCAATCACATCCCTTCCTTGTCGTACGGCAATCACCGTCGAGTCCGAACCAAACCGTGCAGGATCTACCCCAATGATGATGGGCGCCGTGTTGTCTTTATACCTCTCCCGTCGCATGGCTTCGTCCACCACGTTGACGCTGATGAACTGATCATCTGACGCGTTGGGGAACATACCGTACACCTCAACGTGCGCTTGCACAGAGTCAGAACCATACTCGTCAATAATCTGTTCATACACATTCTTGTCGGTGCCTTCGACTTGGCGGGCGTCAATGTTGCGATTCTTCCAAAACTCACGCTTAGAATGAAACGCCTCATAAAAATATCCTGAGTTGCGTCGTGGGTTACTGAACGCCATCCAAAACCTATGCGGTGTGTTTTCTGTAAAGAACCCTGAAGTCACCGACCAGATGGAGTCATCAATACCTGACGCTTCGTCAAAGATGACCATCACCCCATCATAGTTGTGAACCCCCGCGTAAGCATCAGGATTCTCAGCCGACCACAGTCGCCCTTCAACTCCCCAATACCGCGTGCCTTTCTTCAAGTCCCGTTCCACCAGTTCCGTCAGCCACTTAGCAGGCATGACCCGTGTAGCTGACACCTCAAACCAATGACTGTTGATGGACATACTTAACCACTTCGTAATCTCCGCCCATGTGACTGAACGGAGCTGGGACTCTGAGTTAGCCGACACGATGACCGTTGCGCCAATCCGTGTGGACAACATCCAATGTTCTAGCCAACTGACTAGCGCCGACTTGCCAATACCACGACCAGATGCCACCGCTTCTCGCATAACATCAAAGTCTACCTTGCCTTGGTTCTGTTTAATATGCTCGGCAATATCCAAGAGGATCTCACGTTGCCATTTGCGTGGCCCTGTGAAATTCTCAAGTGGCGTACCTTTCTGTCCCCAAGGATAACAAAAAAGTACAAAAGCTAGGGGATTATCCTTAACACTAGGCGACCAAAGCCTAGTCATTAGTTCTTGTTCATCTTGTACCGAATATACAGTCGTCTGCATTAATCTGACCTATTAGGGTGATAAATTTGTTCTGCTTGTTTACGTGCGTTTAACGCCGTTTCTTTATCAGTATAATAACCTAGATTATGCGTTACGCCATCAACTTCTATATGTGCTGTCCAACGTTTATCTCTTTTATGCCAACCAACGCCAAGTAAACCTGAATTGCTATTTGTGTTGCGCCGTCTATTTCTATTGTTTTCAAGGCAAGATACATCTCGTAAGTTTGATATTTTGTTGTTAGCGGGGTTGTGGTCTATATGGTCTATGCTGTTTTTGGGCCATTCGCCGTACATATAAAACCAAACTAAACGGTGAACTTTGTATAACTTTCCATCAATGCTTGTTTGCAAATAGCCTTGCCTACCTACGCAGCCAACTATTCTGCCTGCAGGTTGATTTTTAAGTTTGACTTTTCTAGTAACAATTCCTGTATCAGGATTGTAATCAAGCAACTCTTTGAGTCTGCTTTGGGTTAAAATCTGTGTAGTCATTGCCGTCCTCATTACGGTTATTGATTAGAAGCCCTTGATCGTTAGCGCGTTCAAGGGTTTTGTTTATTATAGCACCCTCGATGACTCTCGATTGTGCTTGCTCAAGCGCAGCCGTGATGCTAATGCGTTGTTCGACATCAATGGACAGTTGCTGTTTAGCCACCCAACCATGTTGATGCTTAAGGATTTCTAACGCCGACTTAGCGTCGCCTGCCCGTGCCGCTTCGTGCAAGATGCTAGACAACTCCGCCTCGCCGTCCGCTTTGCCTTTAGATTCTGCATACTCAGCAATTGGATCTAACTGCGTGAGTTGTCGGTATTCAGTAGGTCGCATCCCAGCCGCTAAAGCTAAGGTGTCACCTTTCAATCCTAACTTGGCAGCATCGTAAATGCGTTGCAATCTCGACTCAGTAGCTTCGAGTTTGCGTACCTCATAAGGGAAGGAATAGAAGTTATCGAACATTTGCATAGTGTATCAAAATTTTAGCTAGGGGGCGTGCAATTTTTTTCAAAGGTTTTTTAAAAAAAATAAAAAGTTTTTGCAAACCCTCCGTCAACGCAAAGCCCTGTGCTTCAGGCCCTACCCCCCCCATGCTGCAAACTTTTTGCTTTTTGCTTGCGGGCGCCTGGCCGCGTGCAAGATGTGGTCAATGTGGTCAATGTGGGCTATGTGGACAATGGGTTATAAGTTGATAAGAGTTAGCCGTTAGCCGTTACCATGTGGACAATGTGGGCTATTAGTTTTTAATTGTCCATCTTATCCATGTGGGCGCCTTTGGGGCTATTTGCGTGGACAAACGGCGTGGACAATGTGGACATGTGGACAACGACTTTTTAACTGCTACAAGTTGATTATTTAAACGCTTGTTTAATATATATTTTTAATCTTAATGAATTAGTAGAATAAACTTATCCACATTATCCATCTACAAGCCTACTAAGCCCCTAATGACTTTTCGCATTGTCCGCAAACTTGTCCACTTGGACAACGTGTTTTATCCACAAATAACTATTTTGCATTTATTTGAAAATAGTTGTTTACAAGTGTAACAAAATTTGAGATACTAACTATGTAGTAACTAATTAAATAATCTAAACGAAAGAAAACAAAATGAGCATAAATGACCAAAACAGATTACAAGAACAAGTAGCGCATATTGTCAACAATATTGAGAATGGCTACTATTCAAAAGATAACCTAGAAGTAGATTGCGACATAGACGGCACATATCGTATATGGAATAGCGAGAAATACGAAGTATTCGACGGTAAGGCGTTTGAGACCGAAGAAGAAGCCAAGGCATATTTGGACGCGTCCGAGGGCGAATCTATCGACGGCTTAGACTATCTCTCCGATGTGTTAGACATCGAGTATGTTGTTAACTCAAGAAAAGAATATTTAGGCGCGCGCGTTCTCGTTGCTTTTGGTGGTCCAAATATATGGATTAACACCCGCACAAAGCAAGTCGAAGGCTATTGGTGGGGCGATAAGTCTATTCAGTCGTATAACGACGATTCTTTAAACCTAGATGATGCACTAGAAACTTTATATAACTGCTAAGGGGCAAACCATGAACAAAACAACATTGATTGACTACATATTAGGCGGGTTATTTATGGTGGTAATGGGTGGCGGGTTAGCCCTCATATGGTTAGTGGCGAAAGGATGGTGGTAATTATGAGCCAACTATTTGAAGATGTGGCGAAACATGGGTTTGTCTATTGTGAATACAATCAGGCGCTCATAAGCGCTCAGAACTTAGACCATAGCCAAAAGATGCGCCTCATCAAGGCGCTGATTGAAGATGTATACACGACCGCAACGGAAAACTATCAGGAGACTTTATAACATGGCTACACTTTACGAAATTGAACCCGATAACCTTAAAATAATTGACTATACTCATTTTGACTGCTGGTTTGAAAAAGATGAGGAAGACGATGAGGATTTAGATGAAACCCTAGAGCAATACGCGAGCGTAGCAAACGAAGTAATAGCGGTATGGGAACAATCACTAAACATCAAACTACCGCGCCCAAATTTTTTAAAAGATGGCATTTCGTTAGGCTTTGAAGTTGTTTGTGAGGCTATCGTTAACGCGGGGTATAGCGTCTACCACGGCGACGAATTTATCGAGATATACGCCAAGGAGGTAACACAATGAAAAACCCAATAGGCGCATATGCAACGATTCAATATCGCGACGAAGCTAACCCGATAGAAAACTATTATTTCAGTTTTGGGGACGCGGGCATTGATTACGAGAACGACGAAGGGCAGGACTGGGGCAACGACTCCCACGGCGTCCCCGATACTCATATTTTTTATTACTGCAACGGCGAAGAATACGAGATGATAAAACTCATGGAAGATGGCGCGCACGATTTTAAGGTTTTATCTTATGAACTTATCTATGAATTGGAGAGCGTATGAAAGTAATGATTGAAATAAACCTACCCGAAGGGCAGAAGATACCTACTAGCGAAGATATTTTACGCTTAACAAGCCCTGATTGGATTAGTGATTGGTGGCATATCGAAGATGTAGGCGATTGTTTAGCCCCTCATTACGAATTATCGGAAGAAGATTGTAGAGAAGTTTTACGGCGCGTGTCAAAGTATCGTGACCCAAGCGAAGGTATGAATTGGAATACCCTCAGATATTACGCTGATATGGTTTTTGAAGAAAAAAAAGAGGTTACGACATGAATACGGCTAACTTAAACAGATTACAACGCTTTAAAGAGTTGTTATGGCAACGATACGACGACAGAATCAGAGATGAAGAAGATTGGTTTTACAAGGGTTGGGGTTGGGAGATTAATTTTGTAGAAAACAACGATCAAAGTAGTTGCGTTGCGTATCGGATTAAAAACGGCATTACGGACTGGAGTGATTATATTGTCCTTGAAAAATACGTCAAAGAATGGAGAAAAATAGCATGATATCAAGAGACGAAATAGAAACAATTTGGGACGCGTTATGCGATATGCGCGAAAATTGCATACCTGAAGGCGACGCCCAATACGATGCAAAATGGGGCGATATTTGCACGATAATGCACAAAATCGAAGAAGAACTAGAGATATGGGAGAACGTGAGTTTAGACCCTGACGCCATGATAAATGCGGTTAAAGCGATTAATAAATCTATTAGAGAGGGTTTATAAAATGTATATAGTCCATTACAAGATTCAAGGCGAAGAATACTCCATACGCTTTAACACCAAAACAAGCGCGCAATTGTTTGCACGCAAATATAACGGAAAGGTAACAACATGATTCACGCCTTAATTGTTTTAATAGTAGTGTCTTTGATTATTGCAGTATTTGATTTATAAACCTCAACCACTAACTAAAAAGCCCCTTAATCGGGGCTTTATTTTTATCTAGTCTTTACTACTTGGGGCGTGGGCGTATCCTCTAGCGCCCGCCTTAATTCGGACTTACTCAAAATCCCCGCCAGTTCGGGCGACGCGTAGATATGCTTCTTGGTGTCAAACTCGCGGGACTTGATACGCCCACAGTCAACCCATCCTGCTTCTTTGAGCGCGTGTAAGAGCGCGGATTGTGGCACTTTCACGCCACTAGGTGCAGTCCCCGCCAAACGGTCACAAAGCGAGTGGAAGGGTGAACCTATGACGCCCCGTGTAAATTCCCCCACACGGTTACGCAACATCTCGACAAGATACGACTCAGCCATACTCATGCCATGCTCTACAAGATTCGCTTTAAACTCTGTCATCGCTGGCGATGCTGACGGGTTAAATTGGCTCACGTCACGGGCGTGTAGCCACGCTGAAATCGACTCGAATCCCCCCTTACGATACCACGCCCAAAGCGACTTGGCACGGTCAGGATTCATACGAGGCGCAGCTGACCACACGCAGAACCATCGACGGTCTTGTGTCGCTAAACTGATTGGCACGGGGTCATTACTAAACGCTAAAACGAACACGCGGTTAGCCATTTGATATGGATGTAAACCCTTACGGTTAATCGGTAACATTTCAGGCGGCGCGGCAATGATTGGCTTAAGTTGGTTTGCCAACTGTCTGCGAGCTGACGCGTCAGGCTCTTTTAATTCATTAATCAAAAGTATCTCGGACTCAAGTTGATAACCCCATTGTGAGTTAATGGAGTTGTTATCCATAATCCCCCTATTTTTGAGGTGACTACCACACACCGCCCATATGAACGGCGCCCACATCGTGTCTTTACCGCTACCCTCATCACCCCCATGCAATACGGCATGATTAATTTTAAGTTGTGGGTGTTGCACCTTAAACGCCATGATGTTCAGTAAATGGTCTAACTCATCAGGGTCAGGCACAAGGTCACGGCAATGGTCTAACCACGCTAAAATCGAATTATCACTCGCAATCACGCTCGACACGTCAGGCCTGGCATCACGCCAACGATTACCAAAAAGATCACCGTCACGCGAAACAATAACAGATTCCCCCGCAGCGTAAGTAATCCCAACTAACGCCTTGGCGCCCATCGCCTGACGGTTCTCATCAAAGCAGTTACTAGGTAGAATACGAGTGCCAGAGTGAATAGATTTACAGTCAATATGACGGAACAGGGCATTAAAGGTCTGACGGCTAATCTCGCGTCTGTCTTGCATATCGAAGTAAGACTCATCATCCTGAACGTAAGCAAACCTTTCATACCACTTGGACTTTTCGACACGTCCAAGCTCTTTACGCTCAACCTCGGCAATAATGGCATCGGAGTCAGTTGTAAACATCTCGCTTGGGCTAATCTTGGCAAGCGCTACGGTCATCGCTTCGGCTATCAGGTCATCACGCAAACCATGATTGACCGTTGGGCCACCATTGGCACCCACCCACGCTAAAAACGACTTGGAATCAAAGTCTACGCAATGCGAATGTAAGCAACAGTAACTACGGTCTAGGGGCTTGTAACGCCCTTCGGGATTGCCATCGGTATGCTCGGCGCTATTAGGGCAAGTGACGCCTAACCACCCCTCGCCATTAATTTTGGACAAAATGAGGCCTTGGTTGTTTAGCCATGCTAACACGTCATCACCGCCATTGTCGATAAGTCGAACAGGTGTGTAGTGGTTCGTATCAGCAGGCGCAGGGGTCACGTCAAGTGCCACGCAAATATCGTCTAGCGTGTATTCACGGGTAGGATTAAACTCAACAAGTTTGGCTTCAAAGTTATCACGACCAGGCTTGAGGTTAACAGAACCAGGCAGACGCACATTGCGAACGGCATTGGTAGCGCCTGCATCGGTGTAACCTGCGTCTGCAATCGCCTTGACTGCTGCGGTAAAGTCGCCCTTGGTAGGTTGTTCTGAGAACGCGTAACCGTATTGAAAGTTATCAGGGCTGGTCTCAAGTATCCATGTCGGCTCAAGGGGCGGGGTTTTGGACTTGGTGCCGATATCATCGAGCATCATAAACAAGACATACTCGCAGTTGGCGGCTGACGCGGATATGCGCCCTTCCTCAAAGCGATCAATGATAAACGACGCGGTATTGATATACCACGCCTCACCTTGACGTATCTTCTGACTAGGCAGATAAGCAGGCCATGTGCATTTAATAGCGCCATCGGCGTGGAATTGCATCTGACCGTCCTTGAGTTGTGGCTTTTGACGCACAATTAGGGCAGTTTCGCCTTCTGGAGCTAGTTTTGTTATATACTCTAATAGATTTTGCATTTTGTTTTCCTTTTCCGTGAGAAATGATTTGTCCCCTAGCTAACACTAGGGGATTTTTTTTTGT